ATCAAATCCTTATAAGTTGACGAAATAAAAATTTGGTATTTCTTTTCCATGTTATATCACTTCCTTACAAGATAGTGTTTTATTCTATAACTCACTGATTATTGTATAGCATATAATTCTCCTATCTCCTGAAGAATCTGTTCTTTCGTTCGTCCCACAAGCCCCAACTGTTTAACATCAACCGTTTCATTTTTCATTCGATCAACAAACTTCTGCATATCCTCATACACGCCACTGGGAGTGGCAATCTTGACCGTAGGGTCAATCAGTTCAGTCAATCGAAAAACGTCATTTTTATGCTTCTTAATGTTTTTACTATCAACGTGTTCTCCAGCTTCTTTGCGATCCGTCAAATCCATCCATGCTTTCGCCTTGAATGGAATCAAATATGCAGCATCCAAAACCGTCACTCCATCAACAGTCACTTTCCCCTGCTTCAAGAACTCATAGTAATCATCATCCAAAAGGATTGCAGACAAGCTAGATATGTCCTCATCCATTGGCAGCGGTGTCAATACTGCATCATCTGGAAGTTGAATTGCATCCAGTTTTCTAGTGAACAGTTCGATCATCGCTGGATAACGGTTTGACATCGGGTGACTGAACCGATAAAACTGCGGCATACCAGAGCTTTTATTACAATGTTCGTATCCAGCCTGTTTTACATAGTCCCAGAATTTTCTTCCAAAAGCCGCATCCACGGCTTCAATAATTAGAACAAGGTCAATGTCTTTTGTTGCACGGAAGTCTAAGCCTTCTTCCGTCATCAAGATGTCACACGCAGTTCCACCGATAATTGCATACTGGCTTTCGTTACCCTTGAACCATTCCTTAAAGCTTTCAATCCCTGTTACCATCTATCTTCCTCCACAGATTATTTAACATTTCTTCTACTGCTTCTTCTACCCGTTCATCTGCATCTTCCTTGAGCGATAATGCTAGAGAAAGTCCATCGACCATTTTTTCCTTCGATAATTTTCGTGGGTCATATCTCCACATTTCAACAGTCACCTGTGAATTTGAGTCCTGTAAATCCTTGGTCATGCAGTAATTCCACTGAGATACTTTTTCTGAAGCATAGCACCGAACACTAGGCGCATTGAGCATCGAATACTCCGCCAATGCGGAATATCCGCTCTCCAACAATTCAGTCTTTACTTCCTCGCATGGAACATAGACCGTCCTTTTCACAGGATTGAGCAGAACTTTCTCTGCTTTGTAAAACAACTCTTTGGCGGAGTTTTCCGAAAACAGTATCTTCTGCACTCCAATTTTTCTTGATCGCAGAAATCCCATTCCTTCAAGTTGTTTAGAAGCTCTGGAAATAGATGTTGGTGTCAAATCCAAATCTTTTGCAGCTTGACTTGTGGACAGCTCCTTTGCTCCCTCATAAATAAAATAAAGCAACAGCATCTGTGCCGATGGCAAGATTTCTTCTCTGTCACTCTTTTCTGCATCACAGCGTTCCTGCAAATATGCTGCCATAAAGGGCAGATAAATTTGCTTTCCATCCACAATAAATGCTATTTTCTCTCGAAGCAAATACTCTTTCTGCCGTGCAGTGATCTGTTCCAATACTAAAATCACAGGACAATCCGCAACCTTTTTCACACGTTCCAGATGCTTTTTTAATGTTTCCACCTGCTCCAATTCGGTTTTAGGATACAAAAAAACGGTTTTTTGACCATTCAGAGATACTTTCTGTGAATCATACCTTGTACTGATGAAGTTTGGCAAATGCTCTAAAGCTTTATTTTCATATAGCACTTCAATTCCTAAAACCCGCTTAAGGTATTCCACTCTATCGCCTCCATTCATAACTCTTTTTCTGTATTATAACTCATTTTAAGTTAAGATACAATATCAAAGTTATGATTATCCAAATCCAACTATTGAGACACCAATATTTTCCAAGCAATTTTGCTTTCATTTCACTTCTTGATACCCCTCCCGTGCCGTGCTATACTATTATCAAATCAAATATTGAGGGAGTGCATTGTCATGAGCAAAAAGCTTGTTGCCTATTTTTCTGCCAGCGGCATTACCGCAAAAGTTGCCGAAGATTTAGCAGATGCCATCGGTGCAGACATTTTTGAAATCCGTCCCGAAGTCCCTTACACAAAAGCCGATCTGAACTGGATGGATAAGAAATCCCGCAGCACTATTGAAATGAGCAATCCCGACTTCCGCCCTGCCATCGCCGCCAAACGCGACAACATGGATGAATACGATACGATTTTTGTCGGATTTCCTATCTGGTGGTACGTTGCCCCTACAATCATCAATACATTTCTGGAAAGCTATGACCTAAAGAATAAAACCATTATTCCATTCGCCACTTCCGGTAGCAGCGATATGGGCAAGACCAATGAAAAGCTTGCTCCTAGCTGCCCTGGTTCCAAGCTCCTACATGGAAAGGTATTTAACGCTTCCTCAACCAAAGCCGATTTGTCCGCATGGGTAGATAGTTTAAATTTCTAAAGAGGAAATACCATGAACATCTTTGAAGAAAAGACCGACAGCGAACTGCTTTCCTATTTTCCTGATTATCAAAAGCTGTGTTCCCTTGACAAATATACTGGATTTCAAAATCCAGACTTTACGGCTATTCTTAAATCCTATCGGGAGAAGTTCGGCCCTATTGGTGAAGGAGTCCTTGGTCACGACTTCTTTGAAGCTGTTTTCCATCGTTGGGAAAAGACCGTACATAACGACTAATCTCCATTCCTACGGAATGAAATGCCCGCCTGATCGAGAAGATTTGCGAATCCTCTCAACCAGACGGGCATTCTTTTTTGCTCACCTCGCTGTTTCTATGCGGTTATGCACCATACTTTTCCAATGCTCTCCGAATCACATCCTCACAGTTAAACTCAACTTTCATCGTCTGATCGTCATACAGATAAACCATGCTGACAAAGGCATCCACACATTCCTTGGTCAGACCTCCTATGTATGTTTTTTGACTTGCCTGCTTTGTCAGGCTGCGGATTTCCTCATCCAGTTCATCTGCGGTTTCCTGCTCTTCCTCTTCTATACGAATCTTCTCTTGCAAATCTGCCAGCTTTTCCCCAAGTCCTTTCTTCTTTTCCAGATATTCATTGCGGGTCAGAATCCCATCTGCATACGATTCATAGAGTTTAATTTGCTCTGCCCGAATCATTTCTGCCTGCTTTTTCAAATCATCAACATCTACACACTGCAAGGTTATGGATTTTTTCTCCTGCATTCCCTGATTCACAACTTCCAATGCTGTAAATACCGTTTTTATAGCGCGGGCAACTCTTGAATTGACCGCCTGCTCTCTGTAATAGCCTGAATAGCAGTGCGAGAATTTTCCTACTGACCTTTTGTGACCGCAACAGAATACCATTTCGCCATACTGCTTCTCATGCCGGAGCTGTCTCAGGCAGTTTCCGCAGCATATTTTGCCTTTCAGAGCAAAATCATCTTCGGTCTTGTATTGGATTGGAGCAACATTGCGGATTGCCTTTTGCGCCTGATAATACTCATCTTTTGTAACGATCGCTTCATGGGTGTTCTCCGTAATAATCCATTTATCTTCCGGCAAGGTGCGGAACGCCGTAGTATTCACATCAAGTTTCTTCCTTCTGCCCATCACCAAAGCCCCAGTATATTCGTACCGCCGCAGCACCCTCCAGACGATTCCTGGATTCCAAAGTATTTCGCTCTCCGGGGCTATAATTGCATTGCCGCCTACTATGGTATTTTTCCGTTTAGAGTACAATCCTGGTGTCGGCAAGCCCAATTCATTCATCGCATAGGCGATCTGCGTTGTATTGCGCCCAGATAATGCCAAATCAAACACCTTTCGGACGCAGGCCGCTGCTTCTGGGTCAATCGCCCATCGCTGATTGCCTTTCCCATTCCAGACGTAACCAAACGGTACATTAACAGATGTAGCTTTGCCACTTTTCCAGTTCACTTCCAATGCCGCACGAACCTTTTTTCCAATGTCACGGCTATACAGATTATTCACCAGATTGCTGACTGCAACTTCGATGCCCGGAGTGCCGTTGTTCAGCTTCATGCTGTCAAAGGCATTGTTCACTGCTATAAAGCGGACACCCATCAATGGAAAAATCTGCTCAACATAATCGCCCACGCCAATATAATCACGCCCTAGCCGGGACAAATCTTTGACCACTATGGTCTTTATCTCCCCTTTCTTCAGGTCAATAATCATCTTCTGAAATGCCGGACGATTGAAGTTCGTTCCAGTATAGCCATCATCTACATACTCCACAATTTCGCCTGGGAGATCATCCTGCTTTTCAATATAGGAATGGAGCAAAAGCCGCTGGTTTTCAATGCTATTGCTCTCATCCTTGCTTCCCTTTTTCAAATCTCCATCTGACAGAGATAATCGAAGATAAATCGCAATCTTATTATTCATTCTGCACCTCCGCCACAAATGCCAGAACCTCTTGATACGGGTCACTGCACTTAAACTCGATCTCTACCGAATTGTCGATGCCTACATAGATTTTCTTGATAAGCTCATGTACCAGTTCTTCATCAAATTCTTTCTGATTCAGAATAGCCCGCATCCGTTCCATCTGTTCATCGCAAATTCTCGTTCTCTTTTCAAGTTCCAATGACCGCTGCCGCTGCTTTTGCAGTTCATGTTCCAACCGCTGCTTTTCGGCAATATAGTGTTCTTTTAACCGACTATACTCTTCTTCATCCAGAATTTCCGCCTTATAGTCCTCATATAAGCGCAGCCGCCGTTCTTCGGTTTCCTGAATCCGAAATGCAATCGAGTTTTCCTTCACCTTGATAGAACGGGTGGAATCCAGACCACCGTTGTTCAGCATTTCTTTTACCATCTTTTCTTCTTCGCACATGGTAGAAACCAGATGATGAATCTGCTTCATTGCTACCATCATAAGCATTTTTTCTGGCACAGTATGATAGGAACATGGTGTTGTCCCCTTCTTTCTCTTGCACTGAAATACTCCGAAATAGCTTTCCTCTTCCGTTTTATGCACCTGACGCACAAATGTCATGCTGCGCCGACAACAGCCGCAAAACACCATGCCTGCAAAGTGATTCCTACACTCTGCCCGCACCTGCTCTGAACGAGCCATTGCATTATTGCGTTTTTCCTTGTTCCGGTTTCTTTTTTCCTGCACGATTTCAAAATCGAACTTCAAGATAATTGCCTCATGAGCATTTTCCACAATATGCCATTCTTCCTTATCTACCGGGTGCAGCCCAATTCCTTTATAAGAGGCAGTCCGGGTTTTTCCCGTTACCAAATTTCCGATATATACCTGACTATCCAGAATACGGAGAACAGAACTGGAGTGCCATTTATTGAAAGTCGTATCATGTCCCTCGTGCAGTCTACGATTCAGATGTTCATTCGGACGAGGTACTTCCAGAAATTCCAGCCTACGGGCGATTTCGTTCGTACTCACCCCCATAAGATACCACTGATAAATCAACTTCACATACTTTGCTTCATCTGCCACTTCATACTGACTTTTCTGTTCATTCATGCGATAGCCATACGGCACACACCATGAAGTAGGGATTCCTTTTTCTCTACGCATCTGGTAGCTCAGCCCAATTTTCTTTGAAATGTCCTTTGCGTACAGGCTGTTTACCATGTTCTTGATGGGAACTGCAAGACTGTCCACATCCGACTGCCGGATATTGTCAAAATCATCATTGATAGCAATAAACCGGATATGCAGCATCGGAAAAATCGTTTCCAGATAGTTGCCTGTTTCAATGTAGTCACGACCAAAGCGGGACAAATCCTTAACCACAATGCACTGGATTTTCCCTGTCCGCACATCCTGCATCATACGCTCAAACTCCGGGCGGTCAAAGTTTGTTCCTGTAAATCCATTGTCCACATAGGTATCCGTCAGAGTCAGCCCTGGATGTTCCTTGATATAACTATGGATTTGCAGAATCTGCGTATTCAGGGTATCTTCTGTTTCATGTCCGCTGTTCTCTGACGATAATCGTGCATACGCTGCTGTACGCAGAAGATTGACTTCTTCGGAAATACGAATCTCCGGTGCGGCACTCTGCGGCATTATGTTTTTTCTGCTCTTTCTAGCCATTTTAATTTTCCTTTCTGGTTCTCATCCATTCCTCCGGGAAGAATCTTGTCCATTCTTCCTCTTTCAAAACAACCTCTACTCGCTTAAAATCATCAATCCAAACCCGCTCCACATATTTTTTGATGTGCGTCCGTTCCAGTATTTCAGGAGTCGTAAGGTCTTGAAATTTTGTCAGCCATGGATTTACATAACTGAACGCCTTCTCTATTACGGAAACTTTCATCATAATGTTCTTGAACTCTGCTTCCAGTTCTTCTATTTCTGCCTGATACCGAGATTCAAAATCCTCCAACTGCTCTTGTTCCATTTCACATCTTTCATATTTCCGGTAGACAGCAGTTCTCTCAACATCTTTTTCAGACAGCGCATCCATAAGTGTTCTTGCCTGTTCCCTATAAGGCTGAAGCACAATATTCTGGCATCGCTTAACTTCATCTTTGTCCGATTCCAGTAATCTGCCAATATATCTTGCCTGCTCCTGCGCTGTTTTCAATGAAGATCGAATCGCATCAAAAATTTCAGTGCTTTCAATATAGGGTGCTTTCCCACTAAAGCACTTATATTTTCTGTCAAAAGAATATATCTGCCTTGTTTCGTCCTCAGTCGTTCTGCACAACAAGCGTTCTCCACTTGCCCGGTCATATATTTTCTTGATAAGGATATTGGGCGTTGATCTCCGTTTAGGAGCAGGAAGTTTAACCGAATCATTGATTCTTTCCCGCACCTTTTGAAAATCTTCCTCTGATACGATTGGTGGAACTTCCATCTTCTTCTCAGCACCGGACAGCTTCAATGTGAGCTTTCCGATATAGAGTGGATTCACCAGAATAGAGCGAATTGTCGTGACAGGCCATTTTGTTTTCCTCGTCACCTTTTTATTTCGAGTCATCTGAATTTGCGGCGATGGGACATTTTGTGCGTCCAATGCCTCTGCAATCTCCTGAAACGTCATTTCTTCGAGATACATCTGGAAAATCAGTTTTACAATCGGTGCGCTTTCCGAATCAAGCACAAAGCTCCTACGATCTTCTGATATGTCATATCCATACTTTGCCTGCCGATGTGTCAGCACTCCTTTTTCAAAGCTGTCCTGTCTGTTCGCTATAAATTCAAATCGGATTTTCTCAATGGCCTTTTCCTTAAAATACTGTTCCACTTCGTCCGCTGTTCGGTCTGTACTGCAAAAATCATCCTCAACAACAGCAAACTGAATACCAACCGGATAAAAAGTTTTCTGTAATACCTCAATGGCAAATGGCAATGTCTTGCCAAAACGGAAGATGGAATCAACGGCAACCGCATCGAATTTTTGTGTCATGCCGTCTTGCACCATTCGATCAAAACCATCGGCTGCTTCTGCCGATCTCTTGCGGTCACTGTACTTTTCTGATATTCTGTACCCTTTATTTTTCAAGTATTGTTCAATATTTGCATTCTGTTCTGCAATCGTATTGGCAGGATTTTCTTCTCCGATCCTGCTGGAGATTGAACGTGTGTAACTTACCCACCTCATTCTTCTGCCACCTCTTTCCCGTTATGCGCCTGATATTCCATGAATTTTTCTGTAATGCTGTGTAGTTCGTCCTCAAAGCAGAAGTGAATTTCAATTTCTTCCTTACTATGAATGTCGATGTGGTCGATTAGTTCTACCACCACCCGCCGTTCCAGCGTTTTAATGTGCTGGTACTGTTTCAGTTCTTCCAACCAACCGGGAAGCATTGTGTCATGCTTGACCGCCTCCTGCTTTTTATCCTGAATCGCCTGAATTTTGTCTTGCGCCTCTTTTATCTTCTGCGCAAACCGGGCATTCATCTCACTGTACTCTTCCTTGCTGACAACATCATCGCAGAAATCCTGATACAGCCGAACTTTCAAATTACGGTATCGTTCCAATTCCGCTTCCAGTGCATTGATTTGTCCATCCAAAATTTTTACGCCAATCTGTTCACCGCTTGCCAGGTCTGCATGAGATAACACCTGTTCTGCTTCAACAAGAAGTGCAACCTGATGCCGGATTGCCGCCAAAACACTTCCTTCCAGCTTCTCGCCGTTTATCATGTGCGGAGTGCAATCTCCGCCATTCTTATAGGTAGAACAGTGATAGTATTGATATTTCTTTCCTTTCTTTGTCACCGTGCGCCGAATCATGTTCTGTCCGCAGTCAGCGCAGCGCAGAAAGCCTGATAATGGATATACTGTTTTCTGACTAGGTGAAGTGCGTGTATCCAATTCCATCAACTGCTGCACCTGTTGGAACTCACCTCTACTGATAATCGCGTCATGTGTTCCCTCGACACGAATCCAGTTATCAGTCCCAACATCCTGACTCTTTTTTATTTTGTAGTTAATTTTCCGACGTTTGCCTTGAATCAAGGTTCCCGTATAGGATTCATTTTTCAGAATCCGATTGACCGATACCACCGTCCATTTCTGGTTCAGTCCCGCTCGAAATCCGCAAGTATAATTGAATCCGCTGGCTCGTTTGTACTCATTTGGCGGCAAAACTCCCAATTCATTCAGATGGTTTGCAATGTGCTGTGCGCTCATCCCGTTGAGCTTCAGCTTGAAGATTTCCTGCACGATGCCCGCCGCGTATTCATCTATAATCAAATGATTCTTGTCTTTCGGGTCTTTCTGATACCCGTATCCTGCAAAGCTGCCGATGAACTGTCCTTCTTTCCGTTTTACATCCAAGTGACTTCTGACACGCATGGAAATGTCACGGCAATAGGTATCGTTGATAAGATTGTTGAACGGAATCAGGATACGTCCCTTATCATCGTTTTCTTCCGCACTATCATAATGATCGTTGATGGCGATGAAGCGCACACCCATGAACGGAAAGATTCTTTCCAGATAACGGCCCGTTTCAATGTAGTTTCTACCGAAGCGAGATAAATCCTTGACGATAATGCAGTTGACTTTCCGCTTCTCAATGTCCTGCATCATCCGTTTGAAATCCGGGCGTTCAAAATTCGTACCGCTGTATCCATCGTCTACATACTCATCGACCTTATGCAGTTCCGGGTGCTTTCCCAGATAATCGTTCAGTAAGGCTCTTTGATTTTTGATGCTGTTGCTTTCCTGCTGATCGCCGTCCGAACGTGACAATCGAAGATATACAGCGCAGCGATATTGTCCATTTTCCTGAAAAAACATAAAAAGCCGATAACCTCCTTAATCTATTTGTCGTTCTGACAATAAACCAAGAAAATTATCGGCTTTAGTTAGCATATTCTATTTTGACCCAAAGCCATTATCTCATATTTCGCGGTCTATGTCAACGCTTTAATGTGCTAAAGTGCAAATTTTCTTCTACTTTATTCTTTTTTATCTTCTATGCGTCCGTGCGCATTTTTTCAGTGTGTCCTCTAATCGGTTCTCTCCTGCAAAGCTGGTCTTCACTACCATGCCCTTGTCAAGATAGCAATAAGGGTTCTTGATCTGCGAAATGAAATCGACCATCCGCTCCCGCTGCGACAAGTCTTTTCTAATTTCCACTTCGTTGATGTCTACCAGTTCCTCACGGTTCACATTACGGAGATCAGTCTGCGCCATCTGGCGCAGGCTTTCCATGGTGTGATAGGTTCGTGCAGTTGTTTCGGTCATTCACTCATTCCTTTCTGTTTTTTGGGTGGTGTGTCAGCCTCTTTCACTTATAGAATTGGAGAAAGGCCATTTCGCAAGGTATTTTCAAAAAATTTTTTGATTTTTTCAAAAACACCTTGCGAAACACGCTCTTCCCGATTCTAAAGATAGAAGAACCCGAAAAATGCGTAAGGCTACGGCTTCACCGTAAGTAGGGCAAGATTCGCCTGGAGTAACTCAAAATTCACTTTCGTGATTTTTCGTTACCGGCAATCTTGATGGGGATTCCGCTTCCCCATTCCCTCGGTACACACAAAATCTCTGATTTTGGCTATCTGGCTTCCACTAAAGTGGTCGCAGCCGACCGCCTACGGCTTGTCGGGATTTGCTTCGCAAATAAATTTGAAGGGAGTTTCTATCTATGGGCAGAAGAAAAAAGTGCGAGCAGATAAAAAGAACAAATAACGTAATGGTACGTTTTACAGATGCAGAGTATGCTTCTATTTCCATTTCTGCTGAACAGGCAGGCTATCCGGTTGCTGTTTATGTCAGGAAGAGTGCGCTGGACGAACGCATCGAAGTCCACTACAACATCACTGCAGAACTTCCCGAACTTCAAAAACTGATTGCCGAGTATTCTGCCATCGGTAACAACCTGAATCAGATTGCCCAATTCTTCCACTCTGGCGGTTTCCACTCCAAATCAATGCAGGAAGAGATCAACCGCCACCTCACTGCATTATGGCAGCTTCGGCAAGAAGCAATCAAACTAGGGGGAACCTATCATGGCCGTGTTAAAACACATCGCAATAAAAAACGCTGATTACAGTGCAGCAGTCTGCTATTTGAAATATCAGCATGATGAACGACACTTGAAACCACTTCTTGATGAAAACGGGAACATGATGCTCCGCAGCGAATTTCACATGAATGGAGTAAACTGCAATCCCGACACCTTTGATCTTGAATGCGAAATGCTCAATGACCAGTATCGAAAAAACTACCGATACGATGAAGTTAAGTCCCATCACTATATCATCAGTTTTGATCCGCGCGATAAAGACGAACACAATCTTACTGGCGAAAAAGCGCAGACTCTGGGACTTGAATTTGTGAAGGAGCATCTTCCCGGCCATCAAGCGTTGGTCTGTACTCACATGGATGGACATAACGGCAGTGGCAACATCCATGTTCATATCATAATCAACAGCTTACGGAAACTGGACATAGAGCCACCGCCACACACCACGCGCACTATCGACTGCAAGGCAGGATATAAGCATCATCTGACAAAAGATTATCTAAAATATTTACAGCAAGAACTTATGAATCTATGTCAGCGTGAAAATCTGTATCAGGTCGATCTTCTCTCTCCTGCTCAAAGTAAAATCACTGAAGCTGAATACTGGTTGCAAAAGCGAGGGCAGAAAGAACTGGAAGATATAAACGAACAGATCATTGCTGATGGCATGAATCCAATGGAAACTACATTTCAGACTCGTAAGCAGTTTGTTCGGAATGCCATTTCAGAAATTTCTTCCTCTGCAATTTCGTTTGAAGATTTTCAAAGACAGTTATTTGACCAGTACAAGATTCGTGTGAAAGAAAGCCGTGGAAGATATGGCTATCTGCATCCAGAACGAGAAAAGTACATTTCTGGCCGCTCTTTAGGCACAAATTTTGATAAAGATTATCTGCTCAAACTTTTTGAAGCAAATGCACTTACTATTGAGCAAGAACAGAAGCATCGACAGCCCATGCATGATTACCATACAGACCCGATTGCCATTCTCTTCATTCGCTCTGATTTGCGTCTTGTTGTGGACTTGCAGAATTGCATCAAGGCTCAGCAAAGTAGGGCTTATGCTCAAAAAGTTAAAATTTCCAATCTTCAGCAGATGGCAAAGACCGTAGCTTACATTCAGGAAAACGGATTTGACACCAGAGAAAATTTACAGTCAACCTACGATAGCATCACCTCACAGATGCACGATGCACGGCAAAAGGCAAAGGACACTGAAGCACAAATCAAATCTGTAAACGAGCAGATTCACTATCTGGGTCAGTACCTTTCCACAAAATCCACCTACAATGAATTTTTGAAAGCTTGCTTCAAAGGAAAATTCCGCAAGGATCATGCCGATGAAATTGAGAAGCATGAAAAAGCCGTCCAGATTCTGAAAGCACAAAATCCAGACGACTCACTTCCGAAGATGAAAGATTTGAAGCTTGAAAAAGAACGGTTGCTTGCCTTGAAAGCGGCTCAGTACGACACCTATACCTATTATAAAGATTATCAGAAAGAATTACGAACAGCCTGCGCCAATGTTGACAACATCTTGGGGCAGCACCACATTCGAGATCACACTCAGCGAACAGAACAGACCCTTTAAGCAAAAAAGAGCCACCATACGCTACCCTTTTGTTGGGTAAGCCTATGGTGGCTCTTGCACTATTTTCAGTCTTTAAGCGTCCCTGTATTTCAAGAAACCATTTTGTAATTCCACAAAGCGATCCTGAAATATTTCTTCCAACGCCTGTTTGCAGGGAACCCTCTGCATCCGGGCAACAACAGATCACTTCCTGTTCCGTTCCATATCAGCCGACTGCTCTTGGCTACTCTTTTGCTTTTCCCGTGCCATCCGCCTGATTCGCAATTTATCAAGAACGGATTCCCGTCCGTTGATTATGCGGGGCTTAGGGAGATTGTTGGCACAGCCATCAATCATATTGTAGTTCTGTTCCGTAGTTGATTCTACGGCCCGAACATATTCCCCGTTCTCATAGAACTTCTGATAATGTTCCATCTGGTGTAGTGACGGCTTCTGGTTCATCGGCTTTTCCATCAGCGGTGGATGCAGATAATCCAGAATCTTTTTTCTGGCATCCTCATCCAACCCTTTTCGGATTTCAGTGGAAACCAGTTTGCCAGAAGCATCTACAATCACGTTCGGTGCTTTTTCCTTATAGACTTCATGCTGCATCAGAAAAAAGTGCTGGCTTTCTACTACGCATTCTTCGGTTGCCATCCACGTTCCAGCACATCCATCTATAAAAAGATTTTTCGTGTCAAGTGTAACCAGAATGCCAGAACTACTACTGCGGATAAAGCCAGCAACCACAACAAGGGAGTCCTTATCCACAAAATACGCCGTGATTTCTCCCTGTTGGTTTATGACAATCACATCACCGACACCAAATGGACGGCCACGGAAATTCTTCGGTCGATGCTCTTCCAACCGTTTCCGAATCATCTCTGGTGTGTCCGATGTAAACAACTTGGTAAAATACGCCTGCTGATAATTTTGTACGATCACCTGAAAATGATGTTCCGTCAAATACTGATATAAACGTGACCGATACGCAGCAAGTTCTGCACTTTCTTTCAGCTGATAGACCGCATACTGATTGATATTCATTTTGCCACCACATCCTGAAGATACGGTTTAAGGTCAAGTCTGGAAAATTCCATGTCCGAAATAGAGCGCATCTTTTTCATGGTCGATGCTACCAGCGAAAAAACTTCAACATCGTCCTCGACAAACGGAACAACTTCCTCGATATATCTCATGGTTTCCGTCCGTGTCGGCTGCTCAAACATTGCCATAACCATCATCTCATCTGCATTAAACTTCACCTTGCTCACAGTTCCATTTCTCCTTTCTTCTTTGCCTTCTCCGGTTTTTCCTGTTCCTGATTGGACTGCTGTTCCTGCGCCTTTTTGCGGTTCTTCAACGCTTCACGAACAGACTGCCGGGTGTTGGGGCGTTCTCCCAACTCCTTGCTTGCCTGCCGCTTTTCCAAAAGCGTTTTCATATCCGAAATTGCTTTCTGCACCAGCGGGCTTTCCCGGTAATGCTGGATATGGTTGACAACCTCTGCCTGCACTTCTCCGCCTACCATCAGGTCAAACATTCCCGAATAGATGCTTCCATCTTCAAGAGAAAAGCCAATGCTCTTGATCCCGTTCATCCGCTCTGCCGGAATCTTATCGTAGATTTCCAATGCCTGCTCCAAGGTCAGATTGTCATGGAACTCGCCCATCACTGGGAACTCTGCACACTCTGCCACATAAAAGCTGATGCTTGCTTCTGCCGCCAGCTTTTCTTTCATCGCTTCTGCCCGCTGTGTTTCTGCACGGTAGGACTGTTCCTGAAGATATTCAGCGCTAATCACACCGCACTCAGAAACGCGGTGTCCGTGTTCTGCCAGAACTTCTTCCATCACTTCCTGCACGGGTCTGTACTCGTCTGTTTCAACAATGCCACCGTCCATTACTGTGAAGTCCTTACTATATAAGGTATAGTCGTAGCCGTCCTCGCTGGTCTGGATGTGAAAATAGCCATCGTCGATCTCATAGGCTACCGCCACATCCTGCACTTTCAATGCTTCTGCCACCAATGCAACAACATGATTCTGGATGTACGGATTATCCCAGCCCGGAACTTTCTTGTAGTCCTCCACGATCGTGTCGATACCGTTCTTGCACTGCACAATGTCCAGACTTCCCGGAAGTGGGTCAGGCGTTTTCTCTACGCCAAGGGCTTTTAGATGAAAATTCGGAACCTGCTGATAGCAGGACATTGCATCATCGAGATCCCCGAACTTCTCAATTTGTATCGGATTGGTCTGCAAATCTGTCACAACATAGAACTGCTGCACAAAAGGCTTTTCCGGCTCCCTCTGCTGTTCAGCCTCAAGTTCTTTGCGGTACATATCCACAAATCCGTTCAGCATAGCCGGGTGACTGCGCACGATCCAGTCAGGACGAATGTTGTTACCGCGTTCTCCTTTAAAGGTGGTGTCTGCCCATTCCTTATTGCTGTGCGAATACCGTCCGTCGTGATTGTTATAATTCAGCGTATACGCCAGAATATAGCCCATACGCTCCATGCCGAACTGTTCAACAACGGATTTCGTAGCATCGTCTGCAAGGTGCATTCCATCGAAATTGTCTGCAATCGCTTCTTCAATGGCATTTCTGCAATCTTCATTGAGCTGTCTGGAAATGCGGTACAAATCCACCTCGCCATTCTCTGCTGCATAGGCAAAAGATTCGTAATAAACCGGAACATCCGAATTATCCGTGCGGCTTTTCTCTGCCACAGGCACAGCCTGTTCTTCTTTTTGTGAAGTCGAATTCTTTTCTGCAAAATACTCCTTTACGGCATCCTGAAAGTCCTCATCAAAGCCGTTCCACAAATTTTCTGCCACCAGTTTTCCCTGCTCATTGACCGCAACGCAGGCAGCTTCATCCCCGTATTCCTCATGCTCCAGCAGGAAGAACTTCTCGCCACCGACCTCCGTTTCATCAATCGCATACCATGTGCCAATATGACCCTCGACTGCAATCTGGTCGGAGTCACCGTGTATTAAGCCATCCTTTTTATGCTCTTGTTCTTCCATAAACTCACGCACAGTCAGCAATCCACCCGTGAAGTTCAGACCTTCCGCGCCCAGTTCCAGCCGACCGTCTGCGCCAAGGTCAAGTTCTTCTGCCATCAGAACAGATGCCGCATGGTTTACGATCACCGTTTTCTCCACCAGAATCGGCTGTCCCGGATCATAGTCCGACCCGCGCAGGTCATAGCGGTACAATCCATCCGGCACATCCTCATCCCGCAGTCTGCTGTTGCTGAAAAGACCGGGCTTATCAAAGATTTCAATTTCCTGCAACTGTTCATCCAGAATCGTTTCTTTCTTCAAATCCATCTTTCTTTCCTTGAAAAAATCCGGCAACTCTGCAAAGCCGATGCTGTCCACATAGCAGGCTTTGATCGACTTGCCATCGTTCAGTACCACAACATCACTGACGGAAAGCGAATGCCCGGTAAAATCCGTTGGACGCTGGATATTGAAGCGTTCGTAAATGGCTTCAAGTGTATCTTTTTCCGTAAGAGGCTCGGTATAGACCAGCTCATAGTCTGCACGGTTCACTTCCATCCCATGCCGTCTTACAAAGTCCAGATTCATAAAGCGATAGTCGTGTTCCGGGTCACGGGCAGTGATCTGGTAGATGCCAAACTGCTTTTCACTGCCGGAAAGCAGCTTCTGCTCCTTGACCAACGCATCCAGCCGGGTTATCAGCTCTGCCGCCTTTTCTGCGGACTCTCCCTCTGATTCCTCCACTGCAACTTGCAGCCATTCCCGGATCGGCTGAATATCCCCAGCCTGAATCTGTTCTTTCAGTGCTTCAACTGCCTGTTCCCGATCCTCCACGCTATCTTTATAGTGGTAGAAATCGAAGTCAAAGGCGAAATTATCAAGGTCTGCCGCCAGCTTTTCAACGGGTGTTTTTTCGCTGTTTTCCATTGCTTTCTGCTTGTCCTTTTCCAAATCTTCCTGGGCAATCTGGAAATAGTCACTTCCCCGCTCGATTTCTTCACGCCCTGTGACAAGAACCGGCCATGGACTAACGCGGATAAGATAAATCTGCTTGCCCTCATCAAACAGGCGCAGAGCCTGCTCCCGGCTTATCACCGTCAGTGCAGCGTCCGGGCGGGCATACTCATCTTCCAGATACTCTTCGTTCTTTTCCAGCAAAATTGCACTCCATGCGTCTGCCTTGATTCCGAAGATGCCATCATGCTGTTCGATCTCTTCCTGACTGGCGAAGTCTCCTGCCGTGCCATCCTGAAACAGCGGATAAATCCGTTCACCCAGCCGATGCCACTCCCGTGCGCCTTCCTTTGTCAACGGCAGAACATCATCTTTCAGATACCCATATTTGTGCATTTCCGAAAGACCGATCATGCCATCCGGCAGACTTTCGATCTTCTCCTCTGCTTCCCACATCAGGCGATTGATTTCTTCCGTGTTTTCAGCCGCAACCGCAGCCGCCAGATTGTTGGCAAGTTCTTCCGTTGCCGCCCGGTCATCCAGCTTGTAAGCAAAGTTTACAATGAGATTTCGCTGGCTGTTGTCAAAAACGGTTTTGTCCCGTTCCTTGTCCGCAATCAGCTTTTCAGCATATTCCATCGCCGTCATGCGCTCCACACTCCTTTCTGCCACCGCCGTTTCCAGTTTTTCAAGAAAATCAGCAGCGGTCAATCGAATCGTATCCATCGAATCTTTCAATTCTTTCAGTTCCTTGCCGCTTGCCCAGCTTGCTACATACGGGAACGAGTAGTCCGAAGTATCAATGCCAAGTGCCGAGCAAACCGTAAATGCAATGCTTTCCGCTTCTGTTTCTTTGGTAAGCTGGTCTTTTTCCTCGCCGCGCTGTTTCATCTGGTCGCTGTCATGCAGCATGGCATGAGCAACCTCATGGATCATCGTCTTGATGGTCTGGCTCTCACCCATATCGGCACGAACACAGATTTCTTTGTCCATGTGGCTGTAATAACCTTTTGCGTTGCCCTCGACCTCTCCAAAACGAATTGGCACAGGAGATACCTGTTCGATTGCCTCTTTCAGCAGGGTATAATCCTTGACACGGGCAGTCAGTTCATTCACTTCCAGCGTAGGCAGCGGTTCTCCGTCTGTCTGGGCATAATCGAAAACCGTTGTTACCCGGAACCGGGGAATCACCCTCTCCACCACTTCGATTTCCGGCTCCCCGCTCTCATTCAGCACCGTAAGCCCGGTGTCCTTGTCGATTTTCTCCCTCTCTCCCCGTTCCTTTACCGGGGCAGGCGCGATGATCTGGATGCCCTTTTCACCCTTTTTCACATAGCGGTTAAACTTATTTTTCCAGGCATTGTACCCAGCCACCAACGTAGCATCTGGACGCTGCATTGCGATCAGCAGCGTATTATTGAAGCTGTAATTGTGGAATTTCGACATTGTAAGCAGGTACTTCGTATACATTTTCGAAGTAAAAATGTCCTTTACGCCCTGCTCCAACCGTTCCGTGATTTCTTTGAGCTGGTCTGCCCGCTTATCTGTCATTCATGCCCTCCTTTTCGATTTTTTTGACCCATCTAGTTTTCATCTGATACGGATACTGGTTCGCCATCTTCGGCTTTCTCTCGCCGTTCCATTCCAATCCTCCAGCACGGCCCTCACAAACATATCCGGCAGCTTTGAGCGATACGCCGCTTTCGGTGTCCAGAATATAAGTGACAACCTTTGTATAGCCCATTGCCCTTGCCGCCCGGTATGCGGCAGCATAGAGGATACTGCAAGCATTCGGTGTACCATCCGTACAAAGGCGGTTGATTTCCAGCGTATAGCCATCATCCAGCCGCCGCGCAACAGGTCTGCCGCATATTGCCACACCCACCAGTGAACCACTGTCTGAAACTCCGATGGAAAACTTGTGTCCTCTTGTCGGCTTATGATGGCGGTGATACTGCTGCACAAATGCGTTTGCAGTTTTCAGATTGATCGGTGTTAATGTCAGCAAATGCCCTCCTTTACAAAATCTGCCCCATCAGATTCCCTTTCGGAGATCTGACGGGGCATTCTCAGTTATAGTTCCATATCGTGACTTTTCTTTTTCTGCGGTTTCGGCTCTGCCATGCGTTCTGCCTGCTTTTCGTGAAGCTGTGCAATGATCGACGGACGTTTTACGCTGTCTGCACTCCGCTCAATCTCACGTTTCGGCGCAGGAAGTTCGCTATCCGTTACTTCCTCATCCATGCCAAGAGCCGCATCATCCCCCTTTTCGTCCATATCCAGCAGGGCATTCAATTCTGCAAGCCGTGCAGATTTTTCGTTTAATTCCGTCTCCTGCGGGAACGGACGCTGCACTTCTTCCTTTGCTTCTGCCAACTGCTGCTGTAAGGTTTCCAATCTGCGCTCCACCTGCGGCAGTGTCTTTTCGATAGATGCCAGCGCATTGAGAATACGCTGGATATTGCCAGCCGGATCACTGCCAAGTTCAATCGTATAACTGCTCTGCCGCTTGATGGTCAGCTTGAATGTCTGGGCGAACGCATCAAACCGGGAACTGATTGCAAACCCTCCCAAATCTGCGATTTGCCCCTCTGTCTTAGCAATCTTCATTGCGGCGCAGGCTGCAAGAATTGCCGAGCCTGCTTCCTTGCGGTCGGTATAAACCCTGTCCTCCACCGTGATGGAGAACTTCTCCTTGTCCTGTTCCAGCAACGGCTTTGCCACTGCAAGGTCAGCTTTCAGACCTGCTATACGCTCTTTCGCTGCCGTGATTTCTGCCGGATACCGCCGTGCAATATCCGATTCCAGGCTGTAAATCTGGCTGGTGTGGTTGGCCCGCATCAGCTTCAGCTTGCTGACCTGAATATCCAAATCCATCTTTTCCTTGATGTAGGGATTTCCCGTTGCCAATGCTTTGATTTCTGCATAGGTCAGCGCGGTATCGTCCACATCATCGCAGGCACGAACAGGAGATTTCGAGGTCATGATCTGCGAGATGAACTTCTGTTTATTTTCCAGAATTTGCCACATATACGAATCGAACGTATTCTCTGTGACGTAACGGAAAATCTTCACTTTCTGGTTGCGGTTTCCCTGACGAAGAATGCGTCCTTCCTGCTGTTCCAGATCAGAGGGCTTCCACGGGCAGTCCAGATGATGCAGGGCGATCAGTCTGTCCTGAATGTTTGTACCAGCACCAAGTTTCGGGGTCGAACCAAGCAGGATACGCACCTGACCGGAGCGCACCTTTGCAAACAGTTCTGCCTTTTTGGTTTCGGTATTTGCCTCATGGATAAAAGCAATCTCCTCACGGGGGATTCCCTTTGCCACCAGTTTTTCCCGGACATCATCGTACACATTGAATGTTCCGTCTGCTTTCGGGGTCGATAAGTCGCAGAAAATCAACTGGGTGGATTTGTCGGGCGTGGATTCTTCCCATACCTGATAGGCATTCTCCACGCAGAGGTTGACCTTGCTTTCCGGCTCATCCGGCAGCAGGTCATTGATAAGCCGCTGATCCAAGGCCAGCTTTCTGCCGTCGTTCGTGATTTTGAGCATATTATCGGTTCTCGGATCGACATTTCCGTTCCGCACACGCTCTGCACGGTCGGCAAAGCTGCTCACCATTTCCTGCTGCGTTTCACTGGGTTTCAGCACCTCATTGATGTACTCTGCTTCCGGCACAGGCAGGTTCAGCATATCCGCCGTCTGTACGTCTGCGGACTCCTTAAACAGTGAAATCAGTTCCGGGAGGTTGAAAAAACGGGCAAACCGCGTCTTTGCACGGTAGCCCGTTCCCTCTGGGGACAATTCGATTGCCGTTACGGTTTCGCCAAACGAAGCCGCCCAGCTATCGAAATGTCCAAGATGAAGTTTCTGCAAGGTGTCATACTGCAAGTAGCGCATAATGGTATACAGCTCTACCATGCTGTTCGATACAGGCGTACCTGTTGCAAAGGTCACACCCTTGCCGCCCGTGATCTCATCGAGATACTGGCATTTTGCAAACATATCCGAGGATTTCTGCGCATCGGTCTGAGCAATACCAGCGATATTCCGCATTTTTGTGTAGAGGAACATATTTTTATAGAAATGGCTCTCGTCTACAAACAGGCGGTCAACACCAAGCTGCTCAAATGTGACTACATCATCCTTGCGGCTCTGGTCGTTCAGCTTCTGGAGTTTTGCCTGCAAGGTTTTCTTCGTTTTCTCCATCTGCTTGACCGTGAAACTCTTGCCATCGTCCTCTGCCTTCGCTTCTGCAATCGCAAAGGTGATGTCCTGAATCTGCCGCTCGATCATGGATTTCTGCCGTTCCGGGGAAAGCGGAATCCGCTCAAACTGCGAATGCCCGATAATGATAGCATCATAATCGCCCGTAGCAATCCGGGAACAGAACTTCTTTCGGTTGGATGGCTCGAAATCCTTTTTTGTTGCCACCAGCACATTGGCATTCGGATACAGCCGCAGGAAGTCTGCACCCCACTGTTCCGTCAGATGGTTCGGCACAACATAAAGATTCTTCTGCGCCAGACCCAGACGGCGGCTTTCCATGCCGGCAGCGATCATCTGGAAGGTCTTGCCAGCACCCACACAATGCGCCAGCAGCGTATTATTGCCATACAGGATATGCGCCACTGCATTTTTCTGGTGCGGCATCAGGCTGATTTCCGGGGTCATGCCCACGAACTTGATGTGACTGCCATCGTATTCACGGGGACGAATCGCATTGAACCGCTCATTGTAGACCTTGCAAAGTTCCTCTCTGCGGTCTAAATCCTTGAAAATCCACTGCTTGAACGCATCCCGAATCGCTTCCTGTGCCTGCTGCGCCAGCATGGTTTCTTTTTTGTTCAGCACTCTCCTTTCTTTTCCATCCTCATAGATGGTATCGTAAATTTTGGTATCCCGGAGATTCAGCGCATCTTCCAGCAGTCGATAGCCGTTGACCCGCATTGTGCCATAGGTGTTCGTCACACGGGGATTACTCCGGTCAAGCGACTTGCCGCTGATATTCCATGCACCGCTGATCTCCGAATAGGTTGCCTTGATGGAACTTCCGATATAGTAACTCGGCGTTTTGAACACCCGCTCCATGAAGTCCGTAATGTACTCTGCCTTGATCCAGTTTGCACCAAGCCGCACTTCAATCTCCGAAGCATTCAAATCTTTCGGCTGTACCCGCTTGAGATACTCGACATTGACCTGATACTCCGGGTGGTTTGCAGCAAAGGTTTCTGCCGTTTCCAGCTTTTCCCGGACGTTGCCGGACAGATATTCGTCCGCCGTCACCCACGCCTGTGTGACAGGATTTCGGAAGATAACACCTGCCAGTTCTTCGGTCACTTCCTGCTCTGTCTTTCCGCAAAGTTCTGCCATAAACGGCACATCGACCTTTGCTTTTTCTCCAATGGAGAGTGCCAGGGCTTCACTCGGAGTATCCACAGAGGTGACGGGTTCCGGCTTGCGAATAGTGCGTTTCGTGAAAATATCTGCCAGCCGCTTGAGGTTTTTATCCTCGTCCAGAATCTCAAGAGATGCCAGCAGACAATAGCTGCTGTCCTGCCGGAATGCCCGTTTGTTGGCGGTGCTGTTGATCAGACCATACTGCGCTGTGAACCGCTTATACTGGTCTTTCAGCTTTCCTTGCAGCAGTTCCACTTCGGCATCCGTACCATCGTGCAACTGGCAGTCCAGCAATTTCTGTGTGGTTTCCCGCAGGGCAATCATCCCCAGCACACGCTCTGCCGTGACCGCAGGCAGGTCAACCTTGTTCATATAGGAGTTTTCACGGTAATAGACCTGTCCGTCCACATTGGTGTAACTGAAATTCTTCACGTTTGGGTCTGCCGGAAGTGGTTCTGCGTTCTGGTCAAGTTCATCGTCCGTGATTTCCGGCTCAGTGATTTCCGCATGGATGTTCTCAACGGCTGCTTTCAACTGCTGGGCAAGGTCTGCGCCCTCGATGGGCTTGACCGTGGTTTCCTGCTTGCCGTACTGTGTACTTTCAGTCGTGATTTCACCCAGCACCATTTCAGGATGCTGCGCAAAATACTGGTTGATGGGGTATCCCTCCGGCGTTGTGCCAAGGTCTACCCACTCTGCCCGCTCCACTGCCGCCCGGTCACGCTTTTGCAAAAACAGGATGTCCGCTACTACGCTTGTATTGGCATTGCGCTGGAACGCATTGTTCGGCAGGCGAATTGCACCGACCAGATCAGCACGGTTGGCAAGATACTCTCGGACAGAGGAATCCTTTTTGTCCATCGTGCCGCTGGAAGTGACTACCGCCACCACGCCGCCCGGACGAACAAGGTCAAGACTCTTTGCAATAAAGTAATCGTGGATGAGGAAGTTGTGGCGGTCATACCGCTTATCCGGCACTTTGTAATTGCCGAACGGCACGTTGCCTACCACACAGTCAAAGAAGCTGTCCGGGAACTGCATTGTTTCAAAGCCCTGCACTGCAATTTTGTTCTTCTGATAAAGCTGCTGTGCAATGCGTCCTGATACGTTGTCCAGCTCCACACCATACATCTTGATGTTCTCCATGCTTTCAGGCACAAGGCCCATGAAGTTACCGACACCGCAGGACGGTTCCAGTACATTGCCTTTGCTCAGACCCATGTTGGAAAGGGCTTCATACATTGCCTTGATAACCGTAGGCGAAGTGTAGAAAGCATTCAGCGTGGATGCCCGCGCTTCGCTGTACTCATCTGCCGGGAGTAGAGATTTCAGTTCCGCATACTCCTTTGCCCAGTCCGCATTCTTCTCGTCGAACGCCTGCGGAATGCCGCCCCAGCCGACATACCGGGAGAGAACTTCCTGTTCTTCTGCGGTTGCCTGCCGCTGTTCTGCATCCAGCGTTTGCAGCAGCCGGATGGCTTCGATGTTTGCTTTGAATTTTGTCTTGGCTCCTCCTGCGCCGAGATCATCGTCTGTAATACGGAAGTTCATAGGCTCCTGTTTGGGCTGTACAGGCTGTTCCGTTTCGGCTCCACTGTCCAGCGGAAGGTTGTGCTGCCGCCGTGCATGGTTGACCTCTTCCGGGGTCATAGGCTTACTAGTAAGAGGATTCAAAACATCGTCCACTGCCGAACGATGGATGGCATCTGTCCGGGTCTGCACATCCGCGATCAGCTGCATCTGTTCCGGCGAGAAGTCGGGATTCAGCAGTTCTTCTAACTCGCCGCCCGATTCTGCCACCGAATAGATCACATCCATCTGCTCCGGGGAAAAATCCTCGTAAGCCACACCAGCATTGTGTAGAGCCGTAAAGACCGTGATTTCCACCGCTTCTTCCATCGGCACATCGACCTGTTCATACAGGTGCCGAATGTACTCCAGCGGTTCTGTTCGGAAGATCGGATACCGGGCTTCTTTCGCAAGGGTCATGTCCTGCAAGCTGACCGTCCCCTGCTCAAAGTTGACCGAATCCACACGGAACTCTCTATCGTCCAGTTCAATGATGGTATTGACTGGCAGATATTCCTCTCTGCGGAAATACTTTGTCTGCGCATGGGTTCCATCTTCCTGCTGGCCGGACAGATAGACGCTCTCCCCCTGCTTCCAGAGCTTCATTGCCTGAGAAGCCCACTGTTCACGTGGAAAACCAGACACCTCAACCTTGCCGAGTGCGGTTTCCTTTTCCAACAGCTTGCTGCCAAGAAGTTCTGAAACGCGCTTTGCATCCTCGCCGTAGAACTCAAAGTTGCCGTACTGCTCATAGCCGACCAGAGCATCCGGGTAACGCTCTTTCAGCGCGTTATATTCGTTTACGGCATCCAGCGGCAGGGGCTGCAAGGTCGGCTCAACGGCCTTTTCTTCCGCTGCATACGGAACCATAATGCCGCGCACCCACTGCGGTGCGTCCTTGCTATCCTGATACAGTGCAACGGAATCCCGTCTGTCCGTAATAACGTCCTGATAGGTGCGCTGGAAAATATCTTCTACCAACCAGTCTTTGAAGTTTTCCCAGTTCTGGCTTGCTTCCAGATACAGCGGAGCAGTTTTCGCATTCTGCTCTAACAGCTCGTCAATCTTGTTCCGAAGTTCCTTTTCCGCTTCGTCTGCATCCACATCGCGGTCTCGGAGATACGGATAGATTTCACTCTGCTGCACCGCATCCAGCATGGAATACAGACATTCTTTGTAAACACAGCGACTATCTTTCAATGCAGATTCCTGCCCTGCCAGAAGATAATCATTCAGCGGATTCTTTGCCAGTTCTGCATCATACTGGTTCGGTCGAAGCACCCGCGCCGCCCATGCAGGACGCTCCATATCTTTCAGATAGATCAGAGAATCCGTAACACGTTCGATTTTATAAAGGCGGTCATCTTCCAGATAGAGATAATCCCCGACATTTCTGCTGTACTTTGCCGCCTGCTTCTGGGGTTCTTCAACCACTGCGGTGGTTGAATGCTCTTTCGATTCCTGTTCCTGCGCCCAAATATCGAAAAGCGATATTTGTCCTGTCTCAGAAACAGAAATCTCAACAGCCTTTTTCTTTTCCGGGAAAATCGTGTACGTTCCCTCAACATACTGGTGCAGTTCAGCAAGCGTCTTTGATTTTTCCGCATATTCCGGGGAATCCAGCGGCACGGAAAGAAGTGCTGCATCCATCTTTTCCAGAAGCTCTACCGCCTGTTCCGGGTCAGCCAGCATGGTGGGCAGTTTCTTTCTGGCATCCTCATTCAGCAATTCCCGCTTAAATGGACGCTCTACTTCATCGGGCAGACGATGGTAGAAACCGATTACCCGATTTGCCATCTGCTCACGCTCGTAACTCGGCATCCGGCTGTAATCCGCAGGCTTCAGATACAAACTCTGGCCAATGAGCTTTGCAACTCGTTCAGCCGCCTGGTTCCAGTTCAGCTTTACCAGCGCATCCGGCTTTCCATAGATGCCCCGTGCCAGTTCAAGACCTCTGCCGTCATAGCTGGCATGGGAATTATCTGCACGGGAAAGTGCATGACTGCTGCCGCCCACACCGTATCGGTCTTTCAGAAATGCCGCGCGTTCTGCTTTCTCTGTATGGGTAAGGAAGAAACTGTACGTTGCCAGCCTGCCATCCGAATACGGCCCGCCGCCTGCAAGGAAAGCATTGATCTCATCTTCCGTGATAAAGACTTCCTGCTCATTCCACTGAAAGCCCTCTCTTGCCTGATACGGCTGGAACGGGAGGGCAAACTTCTGAAACTGTTCAGATACTTTGTCCGGGCGATAGAACGGCATCCGCATCACGCTTTTATCTTCGGCGTAGGCTTCTGCCAGTCCCAAAAGACGTTCGTTCAGGTCAGCCAGAAATTCCGGCTGGTCAATCAACTTTGCAAGTCGTTCTGTAAGTTCCGGGTATCCGCCGGAGAAGATGGACGTATCGGCAAAGACCATCTCGGCCACGCCCTCTGCCATATCGCGTTCCATATAGCTTAGGGCTTCTGCGTGTTCATGCAGAGCATTGCCACGGGCTGCATCCAGGACAGACTTTGGTGCGTACTCTCCCTGCTGCAGAAGCTGACGGATTCTGCAGCTGACATCTTCCCAGGACAGAAATACTTTGTTTTTGGGGTCGTTCCGAACCGTATCTCCAACGGCGATCTGCATACCCAACTCATCGAACCAGACTGCATATTTTGTGCCGCCGATCTCAAAGCCCTTGCCGCCCTCGCCATACTCTTTTTTGACGAAAGCAGTATACTCTTCCGGGGTCTGTTCGGTCATAAAGTTATAGATAAGGCGGAGCTGGCTTTTGCTTCGATTGCTTCCCGTCCGCAGGATTTCATCCACAACTTCTGCCGGAATCGTGATCTCATCGGCATACTGGGCCTGCATCGGGGCTTCGATTGCCCGAATCTGCTGTTCCACGGTCGGCAGACTGGGCAGAGAAAAAGCAGAGGCAATTTCTTCCTCTGCTTCGCTCAAATCCTGTTCGGTTGTGTCAGCGGTTAGTTGTACACCAATTCCTTCAGCACGATCTCTTCCGCCATCGCGGTCAGATTGTTCTGATGTGCCACCCATGCCATCTGTTCGGTTTCCTTGTTCGGAGCCGGATACTTCTCGTTCAGGCTCTCGATCAGTTCTTCCATCCGGTTCTCCGCCTGCTCGTCGATCTGCGCCAGATGCTGATTCAGCCTGCCGCTCATCAGCATACTCTGATACCAGTTCTTCTTGTTTTCCCTCAGATAAGTCCTGCGCAGCATCCCGTACTTCCCAATGCTCATCGGCTCGTCCTGTACGGTCAGGTTCGGAAACAGGTAGTCCCCCTTGCGGTGATAAGTCAGTTCCATACGGTTTTCCTCCTTCAGTGATGTTCGTTTCAGTTTCACGCTTTAACGCGTTAAAGTCCACACTGGTATTATACAAGCTGTCGGCAGTTTTTGCAAGATGTTCTGTGACTTCTTTTCGGTAAATTTTCTGCATTTCCCGTCCGATGTCACGGAGAACCGCTTCACATTGTTCCGAAACAGCATTGCCCAGGAACGTCAAAACCGGAAGCTGGTTGAAATCCACAATACGGATAAAATCCTCATCTTCCAAAACTTCCAGCGGTTCCTGTTCGCAGCGTCGGGAAAGGGTATAGAAAATACTGTTGGTCATTAACTCCCGGAAACGGACACGGAGATTATCTTCATCCAGTCCTTCCAGAAAAGTGTCTGCCACCTCATATTCCAGACCATCCATCGCTTCTTCCAGATTTTCAGCGGTCAACTGCTGTGCCAGTTCCATCAGCGCAGCATTCATGCTGTCCGTCTGCGTCAGAGCATAAGTATCTGCCAGATGGTCGAGGATCATCTGCTGGTGTTCCGAATCATCAATGCGCCAGAGGATCGGCGTTCTGCCGCCCTGCACCAGATGCGTGTCCGCAATGTCGAACACATAGCGCAGCTTTGCCCGTGGGCTGGCATCGTCCAAAAGCGCAATGCCTTTTGCGCCACGGTTTACCCAGCGGTTCATTTTCTTGTTCCAGACTTCCAGCTCTGCACAGGCGGTCGCATCAGGACGCTGAGCATGGATCAGCAGAGTATCTTTGAACGAATAGCGGTACAGCCGTGCCGCCACATCCAGATAGTTCATCCAGTCTTTCGGAGAATTGCTTACCCACCGTGCGTTCTGCTGGGCAAGTTCCCGAATATCGTTAAATTTCGCCAATCGTTCCCTCCTTACTTCTTAGCTGGTGTTTTCGGAAATTCAAGACTGTACTGCGCCCTGCCATTTTCTATTGCCATAACAAGGTCTGCAGCAAAGGTCTTGTCCTTTTTGGCAGAGTAGAAGTCTTTTGCATAGGTACGTCCTTTCTTCAAAAGGTCAGTTGCCATCTTCTTTGTGAGCGTCTTTTTCATGCCGGAAAGGTATTTACTTTCTTTCCAGAGGGCAAATTTACAGTCCCGGTCAGAGCAATAGAAATTCAGCTTGCCTTCACAGACGGGCTTTCCACATACCGGGCAGTTCCCGATAGATACCTTATTATAAATAGGTGATTCCTGTACGGTCGGAATTTGCCGGAGGTCTGCCAGCATTCGTTCCAGCAATCCACCGATGCCCTGCATGAAGTCGGCGGGCTTTGTTTCACCCCGTTCCATCCGCAGCAGTTCATTTTCCCACTCAGCGGTCATGCTTGCCGATTTCAGGTAATCCGGGATATTTGCGATTGCCGTAACCCCCTCTGCACTGGGAAGAATCTGCTTGCCTTTGCGTTCCACATAGCCGGAAGATACCAGCTTTTCCAGAATCGCTGCACGGGTCGCAGGTGTTCCCAGTCCTTTCTTTTCCGTGTCTTTTTCAAACTCCCTGTTGCCTGCGCTTTCCATTGCAGAAAGCAGGGTGTCTTCGGTAAATGCTTTCGGCGGAGATGTAAAGCCCTGCTTTTTCTCCGCGCTCACCACAGGAATCACCTCGCCCTGTTCCAGTTTCTTGGGGAATGCCATATCCTTGCTTTTTTCCTGTTCTGCAAACGGAACAGGCATTGCGGTATGTCCCGCCTGCAAGACATTTTTGTATTTTGCAGTGAATTTCCTGTCCTGACAGCATACTGTTACCAGAACATCTTCATAGATGTATGGCGGCTGTACTGCCTGTTGCATCTTCCAGACGATGAGAGCAAAGACCTTTTCCTTATCCCCGGACAGGCTGTTTGACCCACGCTTGCAGCTTTCCAGTGTCGGCAGAATCGCATGGTGGTCAGTGACCATTTTGTTATTGACCACCTGCTTTACTCCATCTGCTTCGCCGCCATAGTGTTTGAGCAAATCTGCCATGGTCTGCTGCATATCTTCCGTGATGTACTGGCTGTCCGTTCGCGGGTATGTCACCAGCTTTTCTTCGTACAATTCCTGTACGATCTTCAAAGTCTGACTGGCGGTAAAACCATAATAGCGGTTAGCTTCTCGCTGCAAGGTCGTTAAGTCATACAGCTTCGGCGCAGACTGTTCTTTCCGTTTGCGCTCGATGCTGCCAACTACGGCACACTGTCCATCACAAGCTGCCTGCATGGTATCCGCATCCTGCTCCTGTGCCATCCGTTCCGATTCTGCCACGATGCCATTTCCTGTGATTTCTACTTTGTAATACGGCTCTTTCACAAAGTTCTGGATTTTGTTCTGCCGTTCCGTCAGCATTGCCAGTGTCGGAGTCTGCACCCGTCCAATGGTCTGCCGCCTGCCGTATTTCTTGGTAAAAGCCCGTGTGCCGTTCATACCAATCAGCCAGTCTGCCTTTGCCCTGCACTCCGAAGCGGTAAACAGGTTGTCATACTCTGCGCCATCCTTTAAGGAATCAAAGCCCTGCTGGATAGCGGAATCTTCCATGCTGCTAATCCACAGCCGTTTGACCGGGAGTTTGCTGCCTGCCAGACCGTACACACGGCGAAAGATTGCTTCGCCCTCACGCCCTGCGTCTGTAGGATAGTTCTCGGAGGTGACTTTTCTGACATTGTTACTCGATGGCATCCAATGGGCCGA